GTTGGTGGTTTTGGTTCCACTGGGGTTTAAACAAAAAACACTATATTAGTTAAATGACGTTCTTTCCTGCACTTTATGGCAAAGATGCCAAAGGAAAGACTCGCATTTGGCAAGTTGAGGTCGTCAACGGAATGATTAGACGAACCACAGGTCTTATCGATGGTAAAAGATCTGTGACGGAACGCCCTCCCGATGCCAAACGCAAGACTCCCATCGAGGAGCAAGCCGCTCAGATGTGGCGAAAACAAGTCAAGTTGGGGTACATGGACAATATTCAACTGAGATCCGAAGTTGTCCTCAGACCCATGCTACTCTACTCGTTCAGTTCGAGGTCCTATGGGATTGATGGTGACATTCGCTTCCAGCCCAAGTTGGATGGTGTCAGGATGCTCGCTGGATTTTCGGGTGGTGGACTCTTGCTTCAGTCCAGGAACGAACAGAGGATTGAACATTTGACTCACCTGGAAAAGGCACTGGAAGGAAAGTTGGAGGAAGGCGAGTTCCTGGACGGTGAACTCTTTTGTAAGGACTTGGATTTCGAACAGATCACCAGTGCTGCTCGGGGATCAGAAAGTCCATATGCACCCAAGTTGGAGTTTCACTGCTTTGACTACTTTCGCCTCAGTAAGTTGGAGATGCCCTTCATGGAACGTTACGAGAGTCTCAAGGAAATTATCAAGAAAATCAATCACCCCATGATCAAGATTGTTCCGTCCTATCAAGGAACGGCCAAGGATGCTGACAAATATCATGACAAGTTTGTGACAGAGGGTCACGAGGGTGTGGTGGTGCGCGTGGCCGAAAGTCCCTACTTGCTCAATAAGCGGTCGTCCCAGTGCATCAAGTACAAGAAGATGATGACCGAGGAATTTGAAATCGTGGGCGCCGAGGAGGCAGAAGGCAAGGACCGGGGGACACCCATTTGGATCTGCGAGACCAAGGACGGAGACACATTCAAGGCTCGACCCAAGGGAACCATGGAGAGCCGAAGGGAGCTGTGGAAGAACCGAGGCAAGTTGATGGGTGAAATGCTCACCGTTCAATTTCAGGGTCTCACCCAAGATGGTGTTCCTCGCTTCCCCGTCGCACTTGCCGTAAGAAATTATGAGTAAAGAGTATAATGATATTAATACATATAGGTTCTTATAAAAATTATCATAATTGTAGACTTCCAGAATCAATTAACTTTCCTATGTCAGAATTTGATAGAATTAATGATATTTTAAAAAGTTCAGATTTTGGATATGAAGATATCGAAAAACATGGAAAGGGTATTTTTAATGGTTCTGGACTAACATTTCCAGGGTTTGATCATCCCATCATGCTTTATAGTGATGATAAAGATTCACTTGTTGCAAATATAGCAAAAGTTTACATGAACAAATTTGGTTTTAATAATATCTGTGTTCTAGAAGGAGGTCTAGAAACTTGGAAAGAAAACGGAAATCCAACGATATCTGGATGTTAATTAGAGAATACATTCGATAGTAGTATAAATGTCAGAAATCCGTGTTGAGAAGCATGGGTTCGTACGTCTTGTCGATACAATGCCGAGGGAGGATCTTGATCACGCCATAGTGCAGGCCGCCCGCGTTTCGTATGGAGAAGGCACAAAGAGTGTTCGGAGTGACCGCGGATTGATTCGCTACCTGCTTCGTCACGCCCACACAACCCCGTTTGAGATGGTGGAATTCAAATTTCACATCAAGATGCCTATCTTTCTGGCCCGGCAGCACATGCGTCACCGGACCGCCAGTATCAATGAGATTTCGGGTAGGTATTCGCAGCTGCCCGAGGAGTTTCACGTCCCCGCAGAGTACCGTGGGCAGTCCAAGGTGAACCACCAGGGTTCAGAGGGAGTTCTGAATTCGCCAGCGTCCATGGTGCTGTTGAGGAACCAGAAGGCTTCGTGTGAACAGGCATTCGAGGTCTATCAATTGCTCTTGGACCATGGAGTTGCACGAGAGACGGCACGGGAACACTTACCTCTTTCGACCTACACCGAATTCTACTGGAAGATCAATCTACACAATCTTCTTCACTATCTGCGTCTCAGGATGGACAGTCATGCCCAACCAGAGATCCAGTTGTACGCCAAGGCGATGTATGACCTGGTAAAGCCACTGATTCCAGCGGTCGCCGAGGCCTACGAGGACTACGTGCTTGGGTCCGTAACCCTTTCTAGATTGGACCTTGCGAAAATAAAGCAAAATCTTCTTGTGGGGGCGCATGAACCCTATCCTTCAGATGGCGAGGAACTAGAGTTTTTAGAGAAGCTCCGTGTTCTTGGGGTTGTCTAGACTTATTTGGTGGCTTGTACCGCTCACCTGGAGCAAGTTCTCTGGGTTCGAACGTTTTTGAGAGACTGATGATTGATTTTGGTTTAGGTTCTTTGGGTACTACAATACGTTCTTCCTCAGTTTCTTTTTCCTGTAAAGAAGCTGAAATGATTGTTTGAATCTTTTTCCACGTTTCTTCATCAAGTTCTCCTCCACCCAATTCATCTTCGCGAAACCCGTAAGAAAGGTAGATCGCCATGCGTTCTTCATATGTCTTTCCTTCGAGTTCCACTATGAGCTGCTGACATTGTTTATTTGTTATGACATGATGTTTATGCAGAGCCATGCCACATCCTTCCACAGGACAAGGTGGATAGTAACGTCGCGCATTGGTTTCGCAACGCTTGTGACAAAATTCGTCTCGGTCACTCAAGTAGACATCAAGTTTATCAAGTATAATTTTATTACATATTGAACATTTTGCGAATGGAATTAGGTTGCGACGACACTCGTGATGAATGTGATGACCACAACGGACGTTGACTCTACAAACAAACGAAATGTCTTCGCCACAGATGTTACACTCAGACATCTTTCTAGTTCCGCAATACGTCTCTTCTTTAACGCTTCATTACATTACCACACATCCTGCAGGTGATGAATAAAGTCATAGGCTCGTCTGCAGATCGCGTCTGCTTCTCCACATAGGTGGTCTTCATGGATTTGCACTTGCCACATTTGAACATTCCATCCTCATATTCCTCTGGTCTCTTCTCAACGACCTCCTTCTTGGGTTCATGATACCAAAGATCCCATATATCCTTGGTATCGAAGGTGTTGGTCTTGAGTTCACCAGACTTGATTCTGTCCAGAAACTTGGACTTGTCATTGTTGTGAATTGCGTATATCAGTGATCGCATCCGACTCGCGTAGAGACGTTTGAACTCTGGGTTCTTCCAGTTTGCTCGTGTGTCGTTCTCGCTGATGATCATGGTGTTTTTGAAAGGCTTTGGTACCTCAACCATGTAGTCGCTCAGGTTCGACGAAATGTGTTCCGATATTTTGGCGTGCTCGGCTTTGAGATCGTCGTTCGCATGTTTCTTGTCAAATACCGATGCCCTTTCGGCACGCACCCAACACTCCTTGGAGTTGATGAAGATGTCTCGCTGTATCTGGACCAGCTTGGTCATCGTGTCCCTGCGAACTTGTGTGAGTTTTTCACGAATGATTTGCATTTTTTTGAAACGTTTCATATTCAAAAGGTGCAAAAGTCGCTTGATAATACGTTTTCTTTTGGTGATGTTGGGAAGGTCGAGATATTCATCTTTCTGGTTGATAAAGATCTTAGGTTTGAATGAAGGTCTACGAATGAAGTATCGTTCCAATTTTTGATTGATCATGGTTAAACCCTTCATCTCGGTATCTATTTCTTCTATGTCTTTCTTGACCAAAGTGAGAAAACGTTTGAGACGAGCCTGATCCAAAAGTCTCTTGTTGACTTTTTTGATGGGTGGTACAAAGGTTTCACCAATCATATTGTTTTTGATTTCCAAAAGACGTTCTTGCTTTATCACCAGTGGTGTCTTGCGCTTGACTATTCCGCTGTCGGTAACATCGAAAATGTAGTTCCTCTTTGCGAGATATTCCGTCCAAATCTTTGAGTTGAATTTTTGGATCACTTTCTGATTTTCATTCGCGTCCCTGGGTTTCATTTGCTTGATGCACCAGTTCTTGGCACCCTTGCTGAGGTGAGTTGCCAGTGCATCCGCCTTTGTTTCACTCACCAAACCTGTCAAGTTGAGCGCATTTGTCATGAGAGCAACCGCCTTGACCTCCATTGTTGTACCTCTGTTTCCAATGCCCAATTGGGAATTATTGTTAACCCTGAATAATTATTTCAACTTCTTCACTTGTAGGGTTTGGGAGTTGCGGTTTCGTTTTACTTCATTGGGATCCTGTCCAGGTTTGGTGGCACCTCCCGTTTTTTTGTAAGTCTTTTGATGAAGGTTCCAAAATTGCTGTGATCCAACGCGAAAATTTTTGTGTATCTTGGCCTTGTACCAAAATACACAGTCTTCGATCCGATTGGACTTGGACGTATTGTCCAGCACCAGAACCTCGTAGTTTTCTGTGCACGCCGTCATCACCTGGTTGAACATATCGAAATTTGGGAAGATCCCGAAGAACGCCTTGTATAATTTTTCTCTATTCTGGATTACATTTTCTCGTGCGATGAAAACGTAGTCCACGTTGGCGCGAAGATCTGGACTCAAATCCATACAGTATTGCATCGTCAACATAAAAAAGATTTTCCAGTGACGTCCATTCATGAAGCACTGCCGAATACACGAGTCTTTTAGGAATTTTCTATCATACATGCAATCATCCATCAATATGAATGCTCCGATGTCCCTGGATGTCAATTCGCTCCTACCAGGGGGTGGCTTCATATTTACCATCTTCCTTTGTCTGTCGATAACCCTCTCTATAATGTCTTTGTCGTATTCACCGTAAATGAACAAGTCGGGAATGAACTGCTGATACCAATGGTTTCCTTCTTCGGTCGCAGACATCACCACGCCCGCTGGAAGATGCTTTTTATGATATAGGATATCAGTAACCAGTGTCGATTTCCCAGTTCCACGTTTTCCAATAAATACACAAACTTTGTCATCACCCATTGAAGCTGGGTTGAATTTTTTAAGCTGAACATTCATGTCTAATAGTCTACACGTATTTTTTTGAATCTTTTTTTAACACATCATAATAAGATGCAGCTTGCTGTCACAGGATTTCAGGATACATTTTTAACTGGGAACCCTGAAGTATCATTTTATCAAAAGGTATTTACAGATCGTGCAAAATATACTGCTGAAATGTTAAGACTTCCATTCGATTCTAATTTTTACTGGGGAGAATCTATAATATGTACCATAGATAATGACACATGTGACATTATTTCTGGATTCTTTTTAAATTTTGTTTTTGATACCAATCAACCATTTCCACAAGATACAGCTCATTCATTTGTAGAAAGAGCCGACCTTGTTGTCGGAGGGCAAACCATAGTTAGTCTTACTGGAGAATATATGGCCATTATGTCCGATCTAACAGATTCACAAAGAATTCGACAAAGTAATGATGTATTGTTAAATCGTTCGGTTACACCCACAAGTTATGGCACAATTGTTCCTGGAAACGCATGTTCACTTGAACTGCCTTTTTTTGGACGAGGTTACGAAAATTCATTCCCACTTCTGGCCCTAAATCGCCACCGAATCGAAGTTAGAGTTTTTCTTAGAAAACAATCAGAGCTAGGAAATGTTGGTATTCCGAAATTGGAACTAAATTTACAAGCAATTTATCTTGAAAATGAACATCGTAAATTCTTTATCGGTAAACAATTGGATTACATCATAAGACAAACCCAATTGGCACGAGTGACTTTAAATGATCTCAATCAAATACGTTTCAGAACCGAATTTGAAAATCCAGTAAAGGAATTTTTATTGGTCGTGCAAAATGACTCGGGTACTGCAGGTTTATTTGACTATAGTTCAAGTATTGACGCAGGTGAATATTCAAGTTTTTCAAACGACCAAGTTACACGATGGAAACTTTTTTTCAATGGTCAAAACTATTTTGATATTGATCAAATGACAATGAGAGCCATTCAACCTTATGAACACTACATACAAACACCGAGTTATAAGGTGAATATATTTAGTGTGGGACAAAATTCAGGACCATTTCCTTCGGGAACTGTCAATATGAGTCGTATTTCTAAACAATTATTTGAATTAACTCTTGTTGATAATTCAGTTACAAGGAAAGCCCGTTTATATGCTACAAGTTTCAATTTATTTAGATGTCAAGGTGGTCTGGGTGGAACAATGTTCGTCTAATCAAGCCTGATCTCGCGACGCTTCTTGTCAGAGGTTCGCATCTTGAAGAATAGACGAAGCACGCCATCCACGTAACTCGCCTTGTAACCCTCATCCGATACATCCACGTAACTGGGCAAATCGAATGAGGCACTTCGGTTCTCACCGTAGCCGATGGTCACCTCGTGGTCATCCGAAGAAAGCATGATGTGAATGTTGTCCTTGCCCACACCGGGGAGGTGCATCTCAATCTCAAAACCCTCATCTGTGGTGTGGGTACGCTTGTATAGATATCTGTCAGCCATTTTAGTATTAAACTGCTTCTCCATGTTGGGAAGCTCATTCAGAACCTTGGACGTCGTGTCCAGAAGGTCATAAAGATCGCCAT